CGTGCTCTACGTTGGCGTGTCATCTGGAACGATTGCTCCGGGCGGTCTTTCTGCTGGGGCTCCAACATGGGACACGACAGGTCAGTTGAGCGTGACTGGTGCGATCATTGAAAACGCTCAGACAATCTCGTCGAACTACACCATAACATCTGCTAAGAATGCCATGTCAGCAGGTCAGATAACCATCAACTCTGGTGTCACTGTCACGGTGCCATCGGGTTCAACTTGGACGATTGTGTAAGCCATGCCCGTAAAACTCAACGGCTCCACATCTGGTTACGTGATTATAGATGCACCTGCGGTTGCAGGAACGACGACACTTACCTTGCCGTCAACAAGTGGCACACTCGCTTCTGCAAATCAGGTTTTAACGTGGCAGTCTGTGCAAACAACGGGCTTCACCGCTGTTGCAGGTAGGGCGTATCCGTGTGACACGACTTCGGCGGCATTTACTGTAACGCTTCCTGCATCCCCTTCTTCGGGGGATCTAATAACTCTTGTTGATTACGCAGGGACGGCAGCAACCAACAACATCACTATTTCAGGGAACGGAAATAAGATTCAAGGATTTACCGCTAATGGTAAAATAAATCAGAATAGCGCCTCTGTTAATGTGGTTTATGTTGACTCAACACGAGGCTGGTTAGTTTATTCTAGCTTTGTTGCGAATGCTTTTTCAACAGCTTATCCAATATCATACCTTGTTGTAGCAGGGGGCGGTGGCACAAGCTATAATTATGCGGGAGGTGGTGGTGCTGGTGGATATTTGACAGGCACTACTACATTACTCGGTGGTTCTGTTTATTCAATAACTGTTGGTGCTGGTGGCTCGGGAAGTTCTGGAGGAGCTGGAACTGCTGGTTCAAACTCGTCACTTTCAGGGACAGGAATCACAACTGTAACTTCAATAGGCGGCGGCGTTGGGTCTACAAATGCTACGGCTGGCGGAAGCGGCGGTTCTGGCGGGGGCGGCGGTGGTAACAATGCTAGCGGCGGTTCAGGTACTGCCGGTCAAGGCAACAGCGGCGGAACCTCTTCCGGAGGCTTAAACGTAGCTCCCGCTGGAGGCGGGGGTGCCGGTGCAGCAGGTGCAAACACATCAGGTGGAACACCTAGTGGGGGCGCAGGCGGCGCGGGGCTTTCTTCTTCTATTACTGGTTCATCAGTGACGTATGCTGGTGGGGGCGGAGGCGGCGCAACAGGTGGTGGAACCGCAGGTGCTGGTGGTTCTGGCGGCGGCGGCGCTGGAGGTCCGAGTACAGGTGCTGGAACGGCAGGCACAGCAAATACTGGCGGCGGCGGTGGTGGTGGCGGCGGGTCAAACGGTTCCGGTGCGGCAGGCGGCTCAGGCGTTGTTATTCTTTCTGTGCCAACAGCAAGTTATTCTGGAGTAACAACCGGATCACCTACGATCACAACCTCTGGCTCTAATACCATTATCAAGTTTACTGCATCAGGCACATACACGGCGTAAGGAAAGACAATGTCTACTCTCAAGACAACCAACATCCAGAACGCCTCATCCGCAACAACCAACATTGCTTTGGATACAAGCGGCAATGTCACGGTAGGCAACAACGTCACGGTCGGCGGCGGTATTACTGCATCCGCAGGCACCGTTGTCATGTCATCGCCATACACGATGCGGAATAAGATCATCAATGGCGCGATGGTCATAGATCAGCGTAATGCGGGGGCGAGTGTCACACCTACAGCAAATGCATATACTGTTGACAGGTGGGTATGTGGTCTAGCGCAGGCATCAAAACTTTCATTTCAACAATCAACAACGGCACCTACTGGCTATTCAAATTCTCTTCTTTGCACTAGTACATCTGCTTATACGGTCGGCGCGGCAGAAGCATTTTTAATTCGTCAGTATATTGAAGGGTTAAATATTGCTGATTTAGCGTGGGGAACTGCATCTGCTGTTACTGTAACACTATCTTTTTGGGTGCGTAGTTCTCTTACGGGAACTTTTGGTGGTTCTATAAAAAATTCTGCGGCGGATAGAAGTTATCCTTTTAGTTACACAATATCATCTGCAAATACTTGGGAACAAAAATCGGTTACAATCACAGGTGATACTACTGGCACGTGGCTGACAACCAATGGTGTTGGGATGGGTGTTGGTTTTAGTCTTGGCGCTGGCGCATCTGCAAGTAACACGGCGGGTTCTTGGGTGGCTGGTAATTATTCTTCGGCTACAGGTGCAACATCCGTCGTTGGCACCAACGGCGCAACCTTCTATATCACAGGCGTCCAGTTAGAACGCGGCACTGTCGCTACACCATTTGAATATCGCAACTATCAGCAAGAGTTGGCGATGTGTCAGAGGTATTTTTACTCTGAAAACAGCGCCTTGCAGTTGTCTTCAAGCAGTAATGGATCGTCAATCACAGGGACTTATCATTTTCCAGTTACAATGAGAACGAATCCAAATGTAACAAACAACTACACTAACGCAAACTACAACACATCTACTCCAACTGGAACTTTCAAATTTAACCATCCGTATGTTGGGGATGCTACTAAAACAGGTACCCTTTCTGTCGCCCAAAATTCTCTTCCATATAAGTGTGTGGTCTATTGGTCGGGAGCAACATTCTCTTTGCAGCCTACAAACATGGACGTAAACACGTTGCCAATTTTATTTTCAGCGGAGCTATAAGCAATGCCCGTCACTATTAACGGAACAACAGGACAGATAACTCCTGCGGTATCTTATTCAGGTTCGTCCTCTGGAACGGTGACTGTTCAAGCGCCTGCTGTTGCGGGGACGAATACTGTTACTGTTCCAGCCGCCACAGGGACGGCCCTTGTTTCTGTAACAGCGGTAGGTGCAATTACAGGAACGCCATCTTCATCTACGTTTCTTAGAGGCGACGGTACGTGGGCCGTATCTCCTGTTTATGCAGCTTCATATTTAATTGTTGCGGGTGGCGGTTCTGGTTCAGTTAACTCTGGTGGTGCAGGCGGCGCAGGCGGTCTGCTATCAGGAGCAACATCACTTGTTTCAGGAACAACATACTCATTTGTTGTTGGCGGTGGTGGGGCTGCCGCATCTGCTCCTACTCAAGGGGCTTTAGCGGATGGTAGCGCGGGTTCTAATTCAACTGCTTTTGGTCTAACGGCCAACGGAGGAGGATACGGAGCATATCCAAGCGGAAGATCAGGCGGATCTGGAGGCTCTGGTGGCGGGGGCGGGGGCGGTGCTGGAGGCAGCGGCACGGCAGGACAAGGAAATGCTGGTGGCGTAAACCAAGGCGGTGGCGGTGGAGCAGGGGGCGCAGGCGGGACATTTTCTGGTGGCACATTTCCAACTAGCGGGACAGGCGGCGCAGGCGGCGTTGGCGTTGCATCCTCAATCACAGGCTCATCAGTATTTTATGCAGGCGGAGGCGGTGGAGCTGGTGATCCAAGAGGTGTTACCGCAGGCGCGGGCGGCAATGGTGGGGGCGGAGCAGGCGGTCAAGCAAATAGCACAAACGCCACATCTGGGACTGTGAACACAGGCGGCGGCGGTGGAGCTTCATCCTTTTGCACGAGCGGCACGCAAGGAAACAGCGGCGCAGGAGGATCAGGCGTTGTTATCATTTCTATTCCGACTGCAGCTTATACAGGCACAACAACTGGTTCGCCCACGGTGACGACATCTGGCTCGAATACCATCCTTAAATTCACAGCTTCTGGCTCTTACACCGCATAAGGATAGAACGTGGTAAAGGCTTTTCAGCCCAACGGCTTTCAGTGGAATGGGTTTCAGACGGGGAGCATGAAAGTGTTCCCCGATGGCCTTTATGCCACGGGCTTTGTCGGGGTTCTTACTGTCACTCTTGATGCTAATGTTAGCCTGACAGGGGTTGTCGGCACAGGTCAACTTGGCACGGCAATCGCTACTGGCGACGCAAATATTGACCTGACGGGGCTGACAGCCACGGGATATGTTGGCGACGTATCCGTAATCTATGATGCTAATGTCTACCCAACTGGTGTAGTTGGTACAGGCTTTACAAATAGCGTCGAGATCAACCTTGACGCTAACGTCTTTCCGAATGGCCTGTCGGCCAATGCTCTTGTTGGCACGGTCGTCACAATCTACGACGCCAACGTGTACGTCACCGGCGTACAGGCGACAGGCTTCCCGGGTCAGGTCTTGGTCTGGGGTCAGATCATTCCAGACCCCGGATCAAGTTGGAACGGTATTACACCTGCCCCCGGTTCGATCTGGACACAGGTTGTTCCGGTTGAGGCTGGAACATGGGCACAGATGAACCCGTCACCGGGTTCGATCTGGACAGAAATTGAACCGTCGGACCCATCTATATGGACTCCGATTGAACCTAGCTGACATAAAGAGTATA